TTCCGAATAAGTTACCCTTACCACGCTTAAGCCTATGGTCAGCACCTGTCCAGTGTGTTAATTCGTGAAATAAAACACAATAGAAATTTTCTGTTGCTGTAGCTCCATTAGTTTTAATAAAAGAGTTTTTTGAAGGCATTGTAACCTTATCAAGTGAAGGCGTATAACAAGCCTTAGAAGACCCTTCAATATAATCAATTTTAGCGTTTAAATTGTTTACATAGTCTTCAGCTCTTTTTATTGTCTCAGCTCCATCACTTTTATTGTCTTCAACTCCATCCCATTTAGATACATCACCTTCAACGTCTTCAATATTGAAAACATTAAAAGTTTTTAAAAGTCTAAAAGTCTTAGTCTCTTTTTCACCTTCTTTGTTTTCAACTTCTTTACTAAATGGCCTATACAATAAAAGCTGAGTAGCCTTAGAGCCTTTTTTTATTCTTAAGCCCTTAGCCTTCCATTGTAAAAACGTACCATATATAGGCCGTCTTTCAGATTGTAGGCTTAACCATAAAATATTAAAGCCTGAATAATAATGACCCTCTAAGCTCTGATATTTTTTATTAGCCCAGCACTTAACCCATTTAGCTGGGTCAGCACTTTCCATATCTTTTATTATTTTATCTGTTACTTGCTTAACTATACTTTCAACGTCTTTTTTCATTTTGTATACCTCCTATATTTAAAATTAAAAAGATATTAAAAACGTATACGTAGCTAATACGATAGTCAAGTAGTTTAAATGCACAATATGCTTAATGCGTCAATCTGTCCATTATAGAATAAAAACAATAAAGGCCGTCAATACTATCATAATATCAACGGCCTATATTTTAAATTTAATTGTAATGTAAATCTCTAAAAAATCTCAGGCCACCTACTACAACCATAGCTAAGCCTATCCAGCCTGAGAAGTGAATAGAAATAATTACTCCTAAAAACATTAATGCAAATGATAAGGCAAATGTAATACTTAAAAGAATAGCATTAAACATTTTTTATAAGCCTTCCATTTTGAAAGTAGTATTTACCATTATTTTTAAAAACGCTGGTATTAATAGTTTTATATTTATCAACTATTGATTTATCGCATATCCAGCATAATGACAATTTAACTAATTTTTTAGGATGCTTTAAATATCTTTTAATTAGTTTTATTACATTACTTTCAGATTTTAAAGAGTATGGAGTAAACGCTTCCAATCTAAACATCTCCTGACAATCATCAGAGTTATAGGTTGCTATTACTTCCAGCTCTAAGTTTTTTATTAAAGTATTCATAATGTATACCTCCTAAGTTATTTATTTATAAATACTTCTAATTACTACTATAGCGTAGCTACTCAGGTCAAGTAGTTTATTTACACATTTAATATTTATTTTATCTGTTGCAATTATGCAACTACTACGCTGGTCAAGTTGTTTAATCTATATGTTTAATCAATAAGTTTAAAAAGAAAAAAACAGATAAGAGAAGACAGGCAACGGCCAAAAAATTTTGAATAATTAAAAGATAATTTATAATAATTCTAAAGTAAAAACTCAATGAATAGATATAAAAAGAGTTATAGTCTCTTTACATTTACAATAATATTAATGTTTATGGCCTGAAATAATATTTTTTTCTGTGTAAAGATACACACCCTCTTCAAATTTCTACCACGCTACACCCATAGGGGGAAAAATTTTTTTGGGCATATACGTATACCCTTTCAGAAAATTTTATGAAATTATTCTGCGTACTCAATCATATACCTCATAAAACCTTTAAGGTTCTTATCTAGCCACGTCTCGGCTGAAACTTTAGGTTTCTTTTTCTCTATAACTATCGGAACAAAAGGTTGCTCTCTAAGTTTACTTTGAGGTATTCTTTTAACGATATATCCTTCTTCCTCAGAAGCAATCATCATTGAGTATAGTTTTATAATATCAGGTAAATTCATAGGTTTATTAATTAGGGGGAAGAGGTAATAGGTAGGAAATTGAGGCTAACTTTAAGCTAACCTATAGTATATACCTATGGTTTAACCCCAGCCCATATTCTATAGTGGTGGTTTCTTAAAACCACTTGTTTACAACAGGTTTTTCAAAGGGTTGATGGTCAAGAAATCTTTCAAATTCTCTTGTTCTCTTCTCATCTTTCCTTTGTTTCATAGCTAGTTCTTGGTCTCTAGCTAGTTGTTCTACCCAATAGTTACACGCCATAGCTAATACATCTAGTCTATCGTCAAAGGCCAATGACCCTTTATGATGACTTATTCTACTCATTTGGTAAAACAACTGGTATCTTAAGGCTTGTTCAGTTGTATACATCTCTTGAGTAGAGTTATAATCTTTAGCTATAACTGCTTGATTAACTATAAGCCTATGTTGTTGCATTAAAGGCTCTAGGGTATCTATTATTCTCTTCTCTTTAGCAGTTGTATGTCTTATTTCCTCTATGCTAACTGGATATGTCCTTGTAACAAATGGAAGTAATAGTTTTGTAAACATTCCTCCACCATAATTTTCCTCAACTAGGATAAGATTGACTTGTTCCTTTTTAGCAATATCGGCCAGACCTTGTAAGGTCTTGTCCGTGTAACCACCTATTAAACCTCCTGCTTCCGTTAAGTATAAATTACCATTTAACATCTTAACTACACAGTAAGCTGTCTCATCTTTACCACGACCACTAGGGTCTACGGCCAAGACAGAGCCGTGATATTTTAACCAATCACCTTGAGTTTGCATTGGTCTATAATAATAATCTAATGCAAGTCCGACACAAGGTACATCCTCTACTCTTAACTCAGGGCTTGAAGCCCATATTACCTTTTCAGGTGCAGTAGAAGGATTAGTAGTCATAACTACTAGGTCACTTAGTTTTAGTGGATATTTGTCTGCGTCAGATAAAGAAGTATCTAACATAAACTGTAGGTTAAAACCTGAACGACCATAAGATGCTTCTCGTTCTTGTAAATCTTCAGCATCAAATCTTTTAGGGTCTGTAGGCTGTCCTTCAAAATCAGACTTCCAGTTTTTAGAAATAGCTGGAGCTAAGTTTTTATCCATAGCTCTTACTTGTTTTAAACTAGGGTATCTAGCTGGCCATATCTGAAGTTTATATCCTCTTTTAGGTAACTCACTGTATAAACTCATTTCAGTTTGTGGAGTACCTAAGAAAATTATGCGACCTTGTGGTTTGATAATACTCTCAAACTCTTTAACTTGAGTAGAGAGTTTATCTCTCATACCCATAGTCGCTGAATTGACTGGGGTCTCTACGTCATCAGCAATAACAAGGTCACTACGACTGCCTGTAAGTTGTCCAGTAATCCCTAAGGACTTAACTGATGGTGCGTGTGAGGCACGTGCAGGTCTAACGTCAAAGCTCACTTTGGATTGTCTTTGACTTTCCGAAGGCCTCAAGTGAGCTAATACATCAATCTCATTGATTAGTCGTAATGTGAACGTACTAAAATCATCAGCTCTATTTTTAGATGCTGAGATTACTAATATATTCTTTTGAGGATTTAATAACAGTTGGTGACATACATAAGCAGATGTTATCCAACTTTTGCCTACTCCTCTAAATGCGTTAATTACTATTCTTTGGTCTTCACCCTGAATAAAATTAGCCATATCGTATTGAATTGGCGTAGGTTCAGGTAGATTTAAGTGTTTCCAACATAAATATAGGAAATTACGAAAATCTTTAAGTTTATTAGGTACTGCTGTCATAGAATAGTGTTTAATGAGCCGTAAGTACCCTAATTTTGAGTTTTAACTACGATAGGGTGGCTATCTTCATTATCAAAAGGTAATTCGTCTACAAGAGCTTTTAATGGCGAATTATCTATTGGTATAGCTTCAATATTGTTATCTTTTAAGAATTGTCTAGCAACATTAAGGTCTGATGCCTTAACTTCAGGGTCTTTCATCTTTTCTAAGAGCTTATCTGTTAATTCAGAGTGAAGTTGTTCTAGTTTCTTTTCTTTATTTGACATTAATTTTTATCAATTTTTTTATAATCTGTATCATAGCCTTTTAAGATAAAAGACTTAATTTTTCTTAATATTTTACAAAACCAACACATCATAATATTTTTCTCCTTTTTATGTTTTAGTACCGACTTTTTTACATTCAAACTTTATTACTATTTTATTTTTTTCTATTACGTCTACTGGATATTCTTCATACTCTTTTAAATCTCTATAAGTTTGTTGAGCTACGGCATAACCAGCATTTACACAATCATAATGAGTATTAAATTGATAACCTGCGATTTGACTAGACGGACATTGGCCAGTATTCATACTGCATAGGTATAATACTAATATATACTTCATTATTTTTTATGTTGTCTTCTTTTTGATTTGTTCATACTGCTCCATTTAATTCTTGCTGGATTTTTTGAAATTGAAGTTTTTTTAAATCTACTTCTAGTTTCGTGTTCTTCTTTACTTAAGAAGTTAGTTTTTTTCTTAGCCATTAAACTTAAAATAACCAAGAATACTGGCTACTATAGCTCCAAGAAATACAATTACAGAAATCATACCTTTACCTTTAGAGACATCATTACGAAGTGATTTAACTTCTACTTTTAATTCTTCTATTGAATTAAATAATGTTTTCATACGTTCAGCACACACTTTTTCGTGTGAAGATAAACGTAATCCTACTCTTTCAACCGAAGCTGAAGTGAGTGTTCTTTTTTTAGGCATTGATTAATAAAAGTTTATAACTCCTCTGATACATAGAAGTACAAAACATACTTCCATTAAAGCTCTAGGATAATCTCGGTCTTTAAAACCAAAATAAGCCCAAGCAAATGTTGATATTCCTGATATAGCCCAACCAAGTGAAAATAAATTAATGTTAGTGTTGGTTAATAACCAAGTACCTAACATAGTGGTCGCAAAAGCAATCCATCTTACCATAGGCACTCTCCATAATATTATCAGTAATTATTAGTATTGAAGTGACACACCACGTATTCTAGCTTCTTTAGAACCTGATTGATTAGCAAAAGATATTTTATATTTTAACGAAGTACCTGCTGTACCTATTGTTAAATCATTAACCTTACACATTTTAATGCCAGTAGCAAAGTCAGGTAAAGCTGTAAGTGTAGCTGTTGTAAAATTAGAACCACCATCTGCTGATAATTGTAAAACAACATCTGTATTTAATGCGTTTGTTCCTGCTTGGTCTTGATAAGTTATTATTGCTCCCATTTTATTTATACTTGATGGAGCTGTAATTGCATTGGATATAAAGTTTCCTGTTGCGTTTGTAGTACTAACTAAAGTCTTTTCGTAAAAATCCCAATAAATACCACCAACATTATTATTAGCAGTAGAATATAAAGATTGTTTTGAAAATCTAATATATCTTGCATCAAAGTCAGGTAAGCCAATCATTGTAAAGCCACTTAAAGCTGTAGTGTTTGTAGAGTTAGCGTTCATAGAAAATAAACCACCACTTGTTCCTGAGCTACCAGTAAAACCACCACCACTTGCCGATGTTCTGCCATAAACAGTTGAACCTGATTGTGATGCACTTGATAAATCTACAGCAGTAAAGTTAGTACCATCTGTGCTGTATTCAAGTTTCATTTGGTTTATGTCTCCCCAGTTATTATTTTTTGCAATATCTAATCTTGTACTGAACCTTTTAGTTTCTTTGTAATCTGCGTAAAAATCCATTTTTCCAGTATGACCACCTGAGTGACCCCAACCATCTCCCTCTGCTGTTGTTATAGATTTTGCATAAGAGACATATTGAATAGTTCCACTTTCAACAACATCAGTATAAGAAGCGTTACCAAAACCCCCACCATCATCATCACACTTAACTTGATAATTTGTAGTACCACCACCAACTTGTGTTGGATTAAACCAATCTAATTTTGTAGCAGTATTTGAGTATGCTTGTGAGCTAGAAGATACATATTCGTTAGTATCTCTTTGACATTGAGTAAAAGTACCAACCCCTGTACTGTCTTGAAAAACATCTACAAACTGTGAGTTAGTATTATAAGCACTTCTATTGCCGTCACTAGCTTGTCTTAAAGCAAGTGTAGAAATATCATTAACAATTTTATTATCATCAAAAGATGTAGCGTGTTGAGATACATTAGATGATGCTATTCTTGCGTCAGCAAAAGTACCACTTCCTATTTTAGAAGCATCAAAAGTACCTGTAGTAATCTTACTAGCATCTAAATTAGGTATCTCGTTTGCATCAAGAGTTATTGCTCTATTACGTACTGTAATAATTGCCATCTACTGTTTCCTTTATTGTTTAATTATTATAAAACTATTGTATCTGCTTCGTCTTCAGTTAATGCTTCTCCTGCAATTAACTTTGCTTTAGCACTAGCTTTTAAATCTGCTTTAGCTTGTCTATCTGCTTTAATTTCATTATTAGAAACTTTTCTTGCTTCAGCATCTTGAATAACTTTTGCTTCTTCTTCAGCAGTCATTTCAACTTTAGAAACTTCACCAGTTGGTATGTTGTGAATTATTTTATACTTCATAATTATTTCCTCCCATAAAGTTGACATTCAACGTGTTCAAGATTTTCACTATCGGAACTAAAAAACTTAATACCTCTTAAGTCTGTTAAGTCTTGAAAAGTAAAACCACCAAAACTTGTAAAGAAATAAGGTGTTCCACTATCATCTTTACCAGTATTCATTCCAATCATAGTTGGATAATGACTTGTTGAATTTAAATCACCTGAAATTTGCCAATGAGCTGTATTAAAAACTGCATCAGTAGTATGATTTGCCCAGTTAAAAATATCAAAATCATTTCTTCCGTGACTGTTCCAAGTGCCGTGTGTATTGTTAGATGAATTTACATAAGCTTGATAACCTGCTCTAAAATAATTAGAGCCTGATGCACCAACTTCATTATTTGAACCATCTAAAAATCTAGCAATTAGTCTTGCAGCATTAGAACCTTGTTGATTATATCTTACAAATAATTCATAGGATTTATATATGCTGTCATCAAAACAATTATTAAATTGAAAAGAAGTTGCTCCCAAATCATTACTAGATTGTTCAGCAATTTTTACAAAGTCAGAAGATACTGCTCCATACTCATAACCAGTTGCACCAGAATTAACTTTTAAGAATTGTCCTGCTGTTCCGATTGGAATACCATCTACTGCACCTGCATTTGTTTTAAATGCAATTTCTTTATTATTAAGTGTAGCTCCAACATCAGTACCATCTGTACCTGCTGAACTCATTATATTCCAGTAAGCTGTTGCGTTGCCTACTGCTTGATTTGTGTGTGCTTGAATACAAACATAACTGTTACCACTAGATGAAACTACATCATCAACAGCGTAGGCTGTGCCTGAATTATAAGCACCCTTCCAGTTAAATTTTATAGCACCTAGATTAATTGTCGCCATATTTGTTTCCTTATATTGTTGATATTAAATTGCCATTTG